ATCAGCATCGGCAATACGATCAATTGGCGGGCCTTCAGCACTAGTGCCGTCATGTTTATGACCGGTTGACTCATCAAACGCATTTACAATCTGGTTATACTCTGCGTTAATTGGAGCGGCAGAAACAATTTCTCCGCTTAAAATTTGGGCTGAAGATTGTCTAGTGTATCCTGCCATTATCTGTATCCTGCCTCTTCGTAGGTTATAGAAAATCCGCTGATGCTATACGGTGCTTGCGTTCCTGTAGATGTTATGATTAAAGAAATAGCTCGACCAGAACCTTGTAAATTTGTTTCTAGTACAGGACTAGAAGATCCTCCGAAGGTGAACGTGGAGTCGTATGTCCCTCCGGTTGTGGTGTATCGTAAAAGAGCACCTGCGGTTGTTAAATTATATGTACTCGGATTTGGTATAGCGGGATCATCCCAGTCGAAAGCAATACCTAAATTAATTGTAGACTGCCCTTCTGGTCGAGTAAATAGGGCTAGATGTTGGAAAACTTTTCGTTTTTCAGTACTATCAAGGTATAGAAATGGGGTAGCATATACGGAAACTACTTCACTTCCATTAAAATCGTTACCCGATTCTTGTTTAAAGATATTACCGCTTCGATCTCCATGAACAATAACTTCTTGATTGTTTATAAGGCCGCTTGCCGCAACGGTTGCTTGTATTCCTAGTAGTTGTCCAAACTCCCATCCGGTGCGTTGATTTGCAAATCTTATCCCACCTATGATGCCTTCGCTATCAGCACTTGAAACTGCGGGAGGGAAGAAATATCTAAACTGAGTCTTAGCTCTGATAACTACTGAACACATATCATCTAAGTTTTGATTAGCAGGAAGAGCTTGAAGAATCTGCTGAATCGGTTTTGATATAGTCTCTAATTCAATATCACCGATACGCGCTGTACCCTGAATAGGTCTGATACCATCAGATGCCAAGAATAAAATATCACCACCGATTTCTATAATACTATCAGAAGCGATACAACCGATGTTATTAGTAACTTCTTGTAAAACAAAATCAGCAGAACTATTACCTACTAATCTTTTAATTTTATCAGATCCAAATATATATAAATTATCTCGGAATTTTACAATCCCTGTGATGGTAAAACCTATATTAATAACACCAGCACCAGTTGCTGGTTGATAATTTAAATCTGTATTTGGAGAACTAAAAACTAAAAAGTTTGGATTATCAGACATCCCAGCAAAAAATATATGATTTCTAAAATCAGTGTTGTACTTTGCTGAAGCTATATTTTTTGTTCCGGTTCCGGCTAAAGTGTAAAACCAATTTATTGCCGTACCGCCTACATTGTTTTGAGCTGATACGGTAGATGCAGAACTTAATTCAAACTCGTAGTTATCGGCATCCACGATTACGGTAACAGTGTAGTCTTTATTATTGGCGTTTTCACCCCCTAAATTTACATCGATGTTACTAAATCGTACAGTGTCACCTACGGAAAGACCGTGACCTACGTGAGTAACATTTACTGTAGCATCGCCGTTACTAGTATCAAAAATATTCGATAGTTGATCTTCGGTATCAGTATCTGATGTCCCTTGTCGATCATATATTTCGATGTATGTAGTTCTGTTATGTCGAAAGGGACGATTCACACCATCTGTAACAATATGAACTTCTGAACCTGTAAAACTATGTTCTGTAGTGCGAAGTTTATTAATACCAATTGCAGAGCGAGTACCAGTTGTAATATCACTCCCCCAACCTACTCCAGCAGTAAATCTATAAACTGAATAGTAATAGCTGTAAGAGTAAGATACAGAAGCGCCGCCGCCAGAAGTAGTTGCATTTGAAATTCCGTTAGCGGTAAATGTGTAAGTATTAGCCGTTGGAGTTGAAGTAACAACAAACTCGCTGTTTAAAGAAAGACCGCCAACAGCGGATGCTCCTGCAAAAGTAACGAAAGAGCCGATAGCTAACCCATGAGAAACATGTGTTACTGTAACTGTAGCACTTCCATCAGTAACTGCAAAAGGGTTCGTTCCTAAAGAACCTGTAGCATCACCAGAATTACGTCGAGCACCGTATACAGTATCACTATGAATCCAGATACCTAAAACTTTTCCAAGCCCTGGTAAGGTTGGATAAGTAGCATCGTAAGGTTCAAATCCGTTAATACGTCTGTAGCCACCAAATTGAGATATTTCAAAGTTTAACATCCGAATAGCCGCACCCGGATTACTGGAAGCTAGAACTAGAGCATCTTCATTTGTGTATAGACCGCCACGAGATAATACCGTAACGTCTCTCCAACTATCCATTAAATACTCCCTGTCGGAGCATTAATTAAATTGGCAACTCTGGTATCCCGCACTTCTAAAAGACGGTTTGTGTTAATCAGGAGAGATCTCATATGATCAATACCTAGATCAAATTTTTGTTTAGCAATTGCGGCTTGCTGAGAATTATCCCTGAACATATAACAGTGATATACAGATCCATCAATCACTACATGTTTAAAGGCATCAGGAACTACCATAGTATCTGTGCTTAAAGTTAAATCTGTGTGGTAAGAATAATAGTCGTAAGAAACGGAATATGCTGCATCTGGAATAGGAGTAAACCCGGCATTTCCACCGGGAGTTTTATAAACATAAATCGGCTGATCATAGTCACCTGATCCCGCCTCGCTATCTCTTTCGAAATATGAACTGAGATAGTTATTGTAATCCATTTGACGAAGTTTACGAGCAGAAAAATTATTACCTACATCGTAGTTAATTCTAAACGTGTTCCAATCAGCTAACTTAACATCAGCAGCTAGCGTATATGTATCTGTACCAGAAGCTAGTGTTAAACTACCTGTTGTGTAGTTAAAAGGAAAAAAGTACTCACGTTGTGAAATTTCATGCAACGCTGCATTAACGGCATCTTTTACTTGAGCACGAAAACCAATAACCGCCGCGAAATCGGCTGAGGCAATCTCAACTTCATTTAGACGGCGTAACGTATCGTTTACTAATGTGAGAAAAGTCGTTGCCATGAAAAATCCTAAGAGTAGAGGAGCGGGACCGAAGCCCCGCCCCAATACATCAATTAAGCTAGGTCGCGTGAAACCTCATCAGCAACCATTGAACCGGAGTCATCGACGTCCATTAGGACAGCCCAGACCCGCACTTCACCGCCTGTTGGGGCAGTGGTAGCAGTTGCAATAGTAACATCAAGATTATCAGCGGTACCGCCGACTACTACCGGACGGAAGTCTGCATCGGCTGCACCGTAGTCACCTACAGAAGCAGCGTCGTAGTCAAAACCGTCAACGAAAATATCGCCACCAGCAGTGGAGAGATTTAGTGTCACATCATTAGAACCGCCGACATTAGCAACGGAAACTTCTAGACCAGCAGCTAGAATCACATGATTTGCTGGAACGGTAAGAGCCGGAATAACGTCAGTAGCAGCAAGAGCGCCGCCTTTGTCAGTCGCAGCGGTAGCAAAGTTCACAAAACCTTGCACATAGTACGGCTGACGGCCACGGGCACTATTGCCACGAGCAACGGTAAGAGTATTATCACCTAAAGCCATAATTTATCTCCCCCATTAACCGGCAATGTTGTAGTGTGCACGGACTAGAGCTTCTGGACGAAGGATCTTCCGGCCATAGAGATGCATACCACGAACAACGTCAGCGAAGCTATCGTTATCACGATATGTCTCTACTTTTTCAATTTGCGAAGCAGTAGCGACTGCGGAGTCGTGACCAGCAAGAACCACACCGAAGTTGGTAGCGGAACCGTTGGTATCAACTGTAGCAGGGCCAGTGCCAATTGAAGGTAGGTTGTTTGAAAGGTAAACGCGGAAACCACGAACCATGCCAGAAATGATGCGGCCATTCCGAAGAATGTCGCCAGCATTCTGACCACCAGCAAAGTCATTGTTTAGAAGCTTGCTGTTTTCGTCGTTTAGCTGTTCAGCGAAAACGGGGTCAACCACAACCCAACGACCATCACGGTCAACATTTTGCTGGTCAAGAAGACGAGCCATCCGGTTTAGAACCTGTAGAGGGGTTGCCTCACCAGTACTACCGTCTGGGTGTGTAGCGATAGAATCGGTAGCAGCACCACCAGAAACGAAGCTGTTACGAGCAACTAGCATGGAAGCTAGTAGACCATTGTCAGCAACGGTGATCGGATCGGTACCGGACTTGTCGCCAGAAACACGAGCAGTATCGGCAATGCTGTGAAGAGCAGATTGTTTGAAGCCGGTCATGTAACCAAGAATTTCTTGGTCGAACTGGTCACGAAGGCGATAGCCAGCGCGATCAGAAGCAAGAGATTCGAAGTTCACATGCGAATGTGCTTCTTCAATGTCGTCAATCTTAAAGGCGAAGTAGTTTGCCTTATCGACAACGAGAGTGAAGTCCTCGTCATCGAGATCCTGTGGCATTACAACGGTGCCACGGGCGTATTCTTTAACGGTGATCTCTGGCTCCTTGATGATGCGAACGCTATCACCAAAGTTATTGATCTCACCGAAGTAATCACTGTTTGTGATGTCTTCAACGATACTGGTCTTACGGAACGCAGTCTGTACCTTCTTGCTGTAAATTACCGGCGAGAAGTTACCGTTAGGTAGGTTACCGTAGCCAGGAGCCGATGAAAAAGCCATTGGTTATCTCCTTTCAGGCTGTTTGCTAAAAAGAACTAACATTAGGCATTCAAGGCTGACTCATTAGGGTAGGGGTTCCGGCCTAAATATTGTACAGGTAGTTGAATTTTCCGTAAGTGTTAGCGGAAGATCAGACAGTGGTCTAAACATTTAGAGGTGTCTGGGAAGAAGCGGGCCAAATTAATGGCCCACTTTTATTGTATAGATAATATTATAACATACTAAATTTTATTTGTCAAGTAAAAAATTACCGAGCACCACCAGAAATATCGTATTCGAAGTTGCCTGTACGAATAGCTTCCATGATTTCATTTTCAAACCGCTCGTAATCCTTACCCGAAAGCTTTTTAACTGCTGACTCGGACCACTTTGCTTTAGTCTCTAGTGTAGGTTCTTGCGAACGTCGTGGCCGTCCAACACTCTTAGCTGCATCTTTTGTAGTAGGCTTTGGCTTTGTCTCTAGTTTATAGAGATCAATTGCCTTTGACGCTGCTAAGAAGTCAGTTTCATTTTCGTATAGAGCATCCTGAATCCACTTAGGTTGTACATCTACCCATGCGTGGAAGTCTGCATCTGCACGTAATTCACTGTAGTCAGGGTGAAACCTAGCTAACTCTGACTCTGCTTCTTTAACTTTCACTTCGTGCTGCATCTTATCAACAGCAGCTAATTTTTCTTCTACGTCTTTTCGTGCTTCAATTGCTTTCTTAGTAGCGATTGTTTCTACAATCTTAGCTACGTCTGGATATTTTTCAGCCCACTGTTCTAGCTCTTCGTCGCTCTTAGGCAGTTTTACCTGTCGCTTAGTA